CATCGATGGTGATGTGGAACCCGGTGTCGAGGATCACCCGTATGCGCTGCTCCTTGGCTGGACCCCGATCATCGGCCCGGAGCCGTTGCCCTGGCCTCTGCCTCATACCCTGCCGTGGTTGCCGATCCAGGAGGAGTGGAACATCCGGCGCCAGCAGGGGATTGAGGGGGGCAAGCGAGCCGCCCGCAAAACACTCTACGACGACAACACATTCCCGGATGCGGATCAAGCGAAACGGGCGCTCCAAAGCGCGAGCGACATGGAGGCTGTCCGCGTGACGGACGTTAATCATCCGCCGCGGACCATGGAGATACCGCCGATCAGTTCCGATATCTGGCGGGATATCCCCTTGCTTCAGATGGATTGGCAACTCATCACGGGCCGCTCGGCGACCAAGTTGCTGCGCCAGGGGGAGGGTACGGCGACCGAGGCCAGCTTTATCGAGCGGGCCTCCAACCTGATCGATGCCGACATGCAGGATGCGATCAACGACTGGCTCTCGATGGCCGGTCACAAGATGCTGCAGCTCGTCAAGGCGACGATGACCTTGGGCATCTGGATCCGGATGCGCGGCTTCTCCGATGACGAATTTCAGAAGTACGTGGAGCGCGTGTACCAGATTCCTCAGGAGTTCCTGGGTGGCTTTCCTGGGCTCAAGGAGGCCTTCAAGGAGCGGTTTGGCAAGGAGAAGTGGGTCCGTGTCAGCCGGGAGCAGTTGCAGTTCCAGGCCTCTGTCTCGGTCGTGCCAGGGTCGGCCAGGCCACGGAACCTCGAGGTCGAGCGGAATCAATGGCTCGATTTCTTGCGGATCATCGGTCAGTTCCCCCAGCTGGGGCTGTCGCGGGAATTGCTCAGGGAGACGGCGGCCAAGTTCGAGTACGTTTCCGACCGGATGTTGGACGAGATCCACGCCCTGGCACAGCGGATGGTCGAGATCAACGCCAGGCAGGCCGGCCGGGATCAGGCCCAAGGAGGGGGCGCAGGAGACGGTCAGGGCGTCCCGGGGCTTCTGCAGGGGCTCCTTGCCTCGGCGACTGGAGGGAGGCAGCAATAATGCCCATGTACGCGTATCTCTGCGTCTGCGGGAACACCGAGGATCACTTTGAGCCCGTGCCAGAGGACAAGGGCTGCCGGACGTTCCTCTGCGCGTGTGGGCACACGATGGGGCCCGTTGCCGCATACCCGACGCCACTCGTCAAATGGGCGAACGAGAGACGGCCACAAGTGATTGAAAACATGGGTCATCTGCCTGTCGTGGTCCGGAGCCAAGAAGAGCACAAACGGAAGATGCGAGAGCATGGGGTGGAGTGGATCGGCCCCAAACGAGGGATGCCTGGATGCTGGTAAAGGAGGGATGATGGCGAGCCCGACACCAAGCCATAACCTGAAGTGCCATTGCGGCAGCGCAGAGTTCCTGAAATTGACGAAGTTTCGGTGGGCTGACGGGGGGGGGACGGTCGAGGAGTTCGGGGGCTGGAAGTGCGCCCAATGCCTCGAGCGTGCGGACAATGCCGAGATGATCCAGCGCGCGCGCATCGAGGCGAAACGGGCCCAGATCCGTGAGCTCGAGGGTCAGGTTGGAGGAGGCAAAGATGCCAGTGCCGAAGGGCGCAAGGTTTAGGGTCGTCCGACGCGGGGGCGAGAAAATCCGCCTGGCCATCGTCGGCAAGGGGAAGGTCGTTGAGGCCAAGAAACTCAAGAAGCGGATGACGGAGAAGTGAGCGCGACGGTTCTTCTCAAGTCCGACAACGGCAAGGCCCTGACCCTGCCGGAGTTCGTGTTCTTCCGGCTGGCGAAATTGATCCTTGACAAGGCGAACGGAAGCTTTACAATCCATCTGAACAACGGCGTGATCACCGAGACGGTGAAAGTTGAGGAGACGGCACGGGCGCGTGATTGGAACACGTGCTGACAACTAACTAGGGCTACCGGAACACACCGAAGCCCCGATTGTCCCGCATGGTGCGGGCGGTCGGGGCTTTTCTTTTTGCGAGGAGAGTGAAATGCCAGACCAGGATACGACCCAGACGGCGACCGGGACCGTCGCCAGCGGCGACACGGCCCAAGACCAGACGGGTGCGACCGGAGCCTCCGAAGCTCAGGCGACCGAAGAGAGCTTCATCGACCCCTCGGACCTGCCCGAGGAACTGAAGCCGCACTGGAAGCGGATGCACCGGGCGTTCAGCCAGGGTATGAAGTCGATCAAGGACACCAAAGAAAAAGCCTCCCTGGTGGACCGATTCAACACCGACCCGGAATTCGCCCGACAGGCGGCGATGGAAGTCTTACAGCGGCAGGGATTCACGGTCCAGCAAGCGGCCGCGGCAACAGGCCAGGCTGCGGGACCGGTCGTGACCGCCCCCAGGGAACTCGTGGCGGCGATTCAGGCTCAACTCAGCCCGGAGTTGCAGTGGATGGCACAGCCGTTGGCGAACGCGCAGTGGGCCTCCGCCCAGATGACGCTCGGACCCTATGCCAAGAAGCAGGAGGACGAGCGGCAGCGTTCCAGGGAGGAGGCTTACGAAACGTCGTCCGAGCAGCTCTCCGAGCGCTTTCCGGGATGGGAGGAGCAGGAAGACGAGATGACGGAGATGCTCAAATTTCTACAGTCGGACCAGCAGAGCCATCGGCGCTTCGGCTCGAAACTCGAACTGATCTACCGGATGGTGAACCCGTCTGCGGCGATTGCGGAAGCGCAGCGCAGGCAAGCGGAGGCCGCCAGGGCGCGAACGGTTACGGGGCGAGGACAACGCCAATCGGAGCCAGACGCGTCGGATCGGATTCGCAAGGCCAAAACCGAGCAGGAGGCCTGGGACATCGCAGAGAAAGAAGCCCTGAACGAGCTCCAGCGCCAGGGCCTGCGGACGACATAGGAGGTTCGATGCGACGACTCTGGACACTGGTACTTGCCCACCTGTGGACGATCGTCCAGTTCACGTCGCTGGTGCTGCGCGATCAGTCGGGGCAGATCCCCTCATCGCTCACCGACGATTATGGAGCGCTACTGACCACCACGCTACGCAAGATGGAGCCACGGCTCCATGACAACATCACGCGAAAGAACAAATATATCGCGTACTTGCGGATGCGGGGCCGGTGGCGCAGCCAGGACGGCGGGGAGCGCGTGAAAGTCGCCCTGATGCACGCGCTCAACTCGACGGCGGACATCTACACGGGCTACGGCAACCTGGACACCACGCCGCAGGATGGGATCACGTCGGCCTTTTACACGTGGTCTCAGATCGCGGTGTCGATCTCGATTTCTCGGTTGGAGGAGCGGCAAAACAGCGGGAATTCGCAGGCCATCAGCCTGTTGCAGTCCAAGACGCGGCAGGCCGAGGTATCGGCTAGCGAGCTGCTCAACAACTGCCTCGTGGCAGGCCGGATCACGGCCAGTGCCAACCTGGGGCAGTTCTTCGCCCGAATCGGTCGGCTGGACAGCGCGGCCGTCGGGCCCCTGCCGCTCGCCGTCCTGATCGATGCCAACGCTTCTCGGAGCGTGTCGGTCGGGAACATCAACGGCAACACCTACAGCTTCTGGCGGAACCAGGCGACCAGCTCCACCGCCACCACGTTCGCGGGGTACAAGCAGGAGTTGAACCAGGTCTATAACGACTGCTCGCGGGGTGCGGGCGGGAATCCTGACCTGGTATTAGGCGACCAGCGGATGTGGGAGCAGTACTTCAACGGCCTCCAGAACCAAGAGCGCTATGTCGTCACGGACCAGCGGATCATCGACGTGTTGGGCGGCGCCGGCGAGGACATGCTCAAGCTCCGCGGTGCCACCTTCATCTGGGACGAGGTCGTTCCAGATGTCGAGACGAACGCTGAGGTCGTGGACGCGATCGGGACGGTGGGTGCGTCAGGCGGAACGGTGTTCATGGTCAATAGCGAGTCGATGGAGTACGTGCGCGACGCGCAAACCGATTTCATCACGACGCCGTTTGTGCGCCCCGTCGGCCAGGATGCCCGCGTGGCCCAGATCCTCTGGATGGGCGCGATGGGTACGAACAATCGGCGGAAGAACGGCGTGCTCTACGGGATCTCAAGGAGCATCGTCTCCTAACAAAACGGCGGCTGCATAAGCCGTGTCAGTCACAACAAAGGAGCGAGACCGATGATTTTCCAACGGGTGAATCGCACCGACCCCGAGCGCATGTTCATCGTTGCGCGCAACAGCGAGGGGGCCACGCTCAACAAGGACGACTGCTGCATCTGGGAGACGGCCTCCGCATCTGTGGATGGCGTCCGCGTGCGGCAGCCGGACACCAGTCATTCCGGGTCCGTGGTCGGGATCGTGGATGCCGCCATCGCGGATGGGGCCTATGGCCTCGTTCAGGTGTATGGCTATCGGTCCACGGGACGGATCTTCCAGACCAATACCAGCCAGGACACCGGCGCGTTCCTCGAGGCGTCACTGGGCGGCGCGGCACTGTCGAGCTATGCGAGCTCGCAGACCATCGCGTCGAACACGACCGTTTCGATCACGCACCGGGCTGGGCCGTACTTTGTGCTGGCGGAGACCATTGCCTCGTCCAGCGCGAGTGCGACGATTTCAGCGAAACACTTCATTCGGACCCTGTAACCACGCCTGGCTAGCGGGGCCGTGGCTGGCCTCAAGCCGAGGGGGGTGCGCATCCTCGCCAGACACGCACGGTTTTATTATGCGTAATCCAATCGTCTCATGGCTTGATCGTTGGCATTGGACTGATCGGGCGCAATCCCATCAGTTCCAGTTCTACCGCTGCGCCCTCTGTCGGGGGATCGTCACCTGGCGACATATTCTTGAGGATGGGGGCTGCAAGTGCGGTGGGTCGCGCATCCATCCGACACAGCTCAGATTCAGCGAGAAGGTGCGCGTTTTGGTGATGCCGTGGACGGTGTAAAGGTCGCGTGGGTCATGCCGAATTATGGGCCGATCTATTCGGAGGTCTATGCGTCTCACCTCTGCGCCATCGCCTACGCGAATCGGACCTTGAACGTCATGCACGCTTCAGATATCCCGATGGTGGGCTGCACGGATCGCATGTATATCCATTCGGCGTGCAACTACATCATCCAGCAGGTGCTCCTTCAGGAGAACATCACCCACATCTTCTGGACCGAGAGCGACATGATCTTGCCCAAGGATGTGATCCCGAAGCTCCTGAAAGTCGGCAAGCCGATCGTCTCCGGCATCTACTTCCTCCGCGGGGGCGGTGGGCAGCCGTGCCTCTACAAGCGCACGCCTCTGGAAGTGAAGGAGAATCCCTATCTGCACACGCCCATCACGGTGTATGACGAGCGCGGCCCGTTCCGCGTGGACTGTCCGGGCATGGGGTGTGTCCTCATGGAGCGGAAGGTCTTCGAGACAATCCCGGAGCCGTGGTTTGATCTCAAGGCGAATGATCCCGGCCTGAAGAACGGCTACGGGCAGGATCTGTTCTTCTACACGAAGGTGCGGTGGGCCGGGATCGAGGTCTGGGCCACGCCGGATGTCGTGTGCGACCAGATTGACACCTACGTCGTCGGGTACAAAGACTACCGGAAGAAGCTGGCCGAAAACAAGGGCAACTTCGGGGGGTTCATCGCACTCGATGCGAGTCAGCAGCCTGCCTAAGCTGAATATCGGGGCCGGGCGTTCACCTCTGCCAAAAGAGGAGGGGTGGATCAATTGCGACCTCTATCACGGCGAGGGTGTGGACCTGGCCTTCGACTGTCAGGGGCCGTGGCCGTTCGAGAACGAATCCGTCATGGAAGTGCGGTCAGATCATACCGTTGAGCATCTGTCCGATCCGATGGCGTTCTTCCGGGAAGCCTGGCGCGTCCTCATCCCGAATGGTCAACTGAACCTTCGTCTGCCCTACGGATGGCATCAATCGTCCTGGTGGGACTTGACGCACCTGCGGCCGTGGTTGCAAGAGAGCTTTGCCACGGTCCAGCCCGGTTTTACGCAGTTCACGCGCAATCACCAGCACGATCACCTCAGCTGCGCGTTCTGGGTGAACAATGTGATTATGATTCTGGAGAAATCGTGGGCGAGAATGTTTCGCTTCTGGCCGTTACGTCCGATCGTGAAATGGGGGGCGCGGCATCTACTGAACGTCATCAAGGATCTCCGGGTTGAGGCGTTCAAAACGACGCTGGACGATTCTAGGAGCACGGCATACGGCGGGCATATTCACCCCGCCATCGTGCCGTGTAGTTGGGGGGTGCTGGAGCACGAGTATTACGGGCGGAGCGTCAAGGGACTCCAGGTTCACACGCTGCTCGTCATTTGTGAGGGGTACGCGGCTACTGCGGGGCGTGAGGAATGATGGTATGTACAATCATATCCCATTCCCTAGACCCGTTTTTACCATTCGCAGAATCATATTACGGTCGGTATATGAAAACACGGGTGATTATTGGTGATGAACACGACAGTTATGAGCAATTTCTATCATGGCATCGTTTGACGGCTGAGGATGCTATGTCTGATGCGATACAAAGAAGCGGACTAGGTCTGGTTGTTGATGCTGATGATATTCTTGTTCCTTGTCCGAGAAGATATCGTGATTTAGCGCACTACATACGAGAATTCCTAGCAAGAGAATCGCTATATTCGACGGCAGTAGCATATGAAGTGTTTGATCTCTCTGCGGCCCCAGATCCATATACGCAAGAATTAGATGTATCTATTAATTTTGAAGAGCCATTGCTTAAGCAGCGTAGAAGATGGCTGAGGAGCGAAAGCTATGACAAAACCCTTCTCTCCAAGGTAGCCTTGCGATATGGGGACTTGCATGATCTACAATCTCATCAAAAATGCACAGATGGGGATTTATATATGATTCATTTGGGGCGGATTGATTATGGGATATGTAAGTTGCGTCATGCGATCTTTGCCAAGGACAAGAAACTTCGAGATGAGCATCACTGGAATCTTGACGGCGGAAAATATCGACATTGGTTCTACCAGATGGATACTGACATTCTTCAAAGGCTTGAGGCGATTCCGGAGCACATGATGGCAGCACTGTGAAAATTCATATGGCAGGAAAAAGCGGGGATCTGGTGTACGCCTTGCCCGTTATCAAGGCGCTCGCACGACAGCACGGGCCGGTGACGCTCGTCACGTCCGCGATGTGCTACCAGATCGTGCCGCTGCTCTGGGAGCAGTCGTACATCAAGGATGTGGTCATGGATTACGACCACGCATACAGCATGCATAACGGATCTGTCGAACCGTGGGCGTATTTCGCGCCAGGGGAGGGGATCAATCTGAGCCCGCAGCCGGCCATGTATCGGCCTGACGCGCCCGTGCCCTGGACGCTCGCCTATGCGGAGATCGCGGGCATCGGGGAATTGACGGCCAACGACAAGATGGCCCTTCCGAGCCTGTGGAATCACAGGCAATGGTATTGGGAGCATACCGTGCGGGTCGGCGTGAACATTGGGGGAAATTCCACGTGGAAGCCACCGCAGACGTGTGTCCTGGCTCCTGAGAGCGAATCCATCAAGACCGTGCCGCTCTGGGTGTGGGCAAAGGTGGCAGGACATCTCAAGCAGGAGTTCCGCGTGATCGTCGTTGGCACCAGGCCAACGGACGATTTCCGTGGGGTGGAGGGAGTGATCGATCTCAGGGGATACACCACCGCTTGCTCCGTAGCCCGCCTCTTGGCCGAGGCGACCCTGGCGATCACCACGATCTCTCTCCCCTTCCAGTTATCGCGTCACGCCGGGACGCCGACCTTTTGCCTGCAAGACCAGTACCTTGAGCGGTCCATTCCCATCGACACGCCGTATCGCTATTACACGTCAGACCGCTGGCAGGATCTGGTGAATGATGCCATCCAACTGGCGGCGAAGCCCCAAACAACCCTCTGGTCTCCGAGCGATCTGGAGGCGATCCGTGCAGGCGATGTTGCGGCGCTTGCCGCTCGATAAGATCAATCCGTTCGATGATCTGCATAGGCCGAGCGGTCCTGGATTCTGCGTGCCATCGGACGTGGGGAACGAACATCTTTCCGGGGTCGAACATTGCGTAACCCTGATGCGTCAAGGCAAACCAATTCGCCCCATCGTCGTCATGCCAATTAAGCTCTCTAAATGGTACGCCGTGTATCCAGAGAAAGAGTACCAGCGCCTCGACGGGTTCAAGCGGTATTGGGCGCACAAGGTCGAAGGCAAGGCAGAGATCGATTGCGTCATCATCGACGAATACTGGCCGGGCGCGCAGCACGGGCACCCAATGACGATTGAGGATGAGGAATGGGCAACGTTAACGCGGTCCTCGTAAGCACGGATCTGCACTCGGAGACATGGCCGTATCACAACCGGCTCGTCATCGAGGATTGCGAGACTGTCCATATTCACCTGAACAACATGCGGCTGGAATTCACGCGGGCACAGTTCATGGAATTGGTGCAGATTTTCAATCATGCCGCAGGGCGGTTGCAACAGATTACGGAGCCGGTGCTGACATGAAGGTGCTCGTCACGGGCGGGGCCGGATTCGTCGGCCATCATCTCATCGAGCACATCCTGAAAAACACGGATTGGTCCGTCGTGTCACTCGATCGGCTGGACACGTCCGGCACGCTCGATCGCCTGTCCGATCTTGGCATTTGGGCAGAGCAAAAGCAACGTGTGACCATCGTTCACCATGACCTGAAGGCGGCACTGAATGAGCACGTCCGACAGCGCATCGGCGACGTGGATGTCATCCTACACCTGGCGGCTTCGTCGCATGTGGACCGGAGCATTGACGATCCCATGAGCTTCGTGCTCGATAACGTGGTCGGGACGTGCCATCTCCTCGAGTACGCCAGGACCGTGGACCGCCTGCAGACGTTTCTTTACTTCTCGACGGATGAAGTCTTTGGCCCCGCACCTGACACGGTGCGCTTTCAGGAGTGGGATCGGTACAAGTCGGGCAATCCGTATGCGGCGAGCAAGGCGGGGGCAGAAGAGTTGTGCGTGGCGTATCACAATACCTACAGGCTTCCGGTGATGATCACGCACACGATGAATTGCTATGGTCAGAGGCAATCTCCGGAGAAGTATATCCCGTCCACGATTCGGAAGATTCTTTCCGGAGAAATCGTCATCGTCCATGCGGACGCGACGAAAACCCGGCCAGGCAGCCGCTTCTATATCCATGCACGCAACGTCGCGTCTGCTGTCCTCTTCCTGCTCGAGAAGGGGCAATGGGGAGAGAAATACAACATCGTCGGAGAACGGGAAGTGGACAATATGGAACTCGCCTTCCTGATCTCGCAGATCCTCGACAGACAGGTGACGTGTGAGATGGTGGATTTCCATTCCTCGCGGCCAGGGCATGATCTGCGGTATGCACTGGACGGCTCCAAGATGTCTTCCCTTGGCTGGAAGCTGCCCGTGGATTTCGAGAACTCTCTGAGGCGCACAGTGCAGTGGTATACGGACCATCCTGAATGGCTCTAGAAAGGGGGTGAATCAATGGCAGTGACGAGTACGCAACAGTTCGATAACTCACGACGGACCCTGTATTACGAGTTTCAGGAACTTCCCAAGTTGGTGGGTGCGGTGCAGTTGGGGCCGCCCAATGGGAGCGGAAAGCTTCCACAGATGCTCCCATTCAGCCACCTGAACCTCGGCGATGTCGAATACATCGAGAGCAACCACGCTGCGCTGAAGCTGAGTAGCACCAATGACGTGATGGACGTGGTGTACCAGCGACCGACGTATGGCGAGGTGGTCGCCGTGGAGCAGCGGGAGCGGAACAAGGGGATCGACGGGGCCGAGGCTGCATCGGGCGTGACCGCGATCCCCGCGGGCCCAACGGAAGTGCATCGGTTCGGGTGGGTGTAGATGCCGCTCCCGGAACTTGACCCCATCGTCCTGACGGCGGTCAACCAGGAGATCGAGGAGCCCGTTCGGCTGAACGCGATCATCTGGGAAGGCTCCACGACTGCCGGGGATACGGTGGTGCTCCGTCATCGGGACGAGCAGGAGACATTAGCATGGGCGGGCCGAACAAACGACACGAACACGTACCTCGGGGTGAACCTGGGGGAGCGGGGGTTGCACTGCCCGACCGGGCTGAAGCTGACGGTCCTGGGAGCCGGTCGGCTGCTGCTCTACCGCCGGGTGGACTGAGGTCTTGGGCGGACGATCTGCTCCAGTATGCCGCCCGGATGCTTGGGACGCTGCTGAAAGCCCAACAGGAGCGGATTGATGACCTCAACGCACGGGAGATCGGGGCAGAAGAGCGAGCTGGGATCGCGGCCAAGAAAGCCGACGAGGCCGAGGCCGATTCCGAGCGGAGGCGAAAAGCCATTTCCGACGAGCTGGTTGGCCTTGAGGCTGGCAAGACTCGTCGCATGGCTGAGATCCGCGACGAAGTGGAGCGGGCGGAGTCAGTCGCCAAGCAAGACGTCGCCCGGTGGGGAGAGGCGAACCGGAAGGCCAAAGAGGACTTCGACCGCGACCAGGCCCTCCGGCAAAGGGAGAAATTGAAGCTCCAGACGGACATTTCCACGCTCACGAAGGAACTTGATGCGCTTCATGAGCGGACGAGGCGGTAAGCAAGGATAGCTAATGTGGCGCGCACTGCTGATAATCCTCTTTCTCCTGGGCACGCCGATGGCTGAGATCGCGCACGGCGTCACTGAGCAGGGTTTATAGACATGGCTCTGGAGACCTTCACGGTACGATTAGCATTGGAGGGGGCACTCGCCCGCCTCACCCTGCTCCAAACCGATATTCGGTTGGATGCAGCGGAACGGGCGCTTGTCGGTGAGTTGGCTCAGGCCGACACCCTTGCCCTCAATGTACTCCGCACCGACGACACAATTGTACCCGGTCAGCGCACGGCCCGTGCTCGGCAGATTGAAGATAAGGTCTTTGCGCTTGGTAGGATAGAGACCGCGCACCAGACCGAGATAAGTATTGACGCCTTCTACAACGCACTTGACCTGAGCACGGACGCGGCAGATATGATCCGTCTTGGTTTACCATCGTTTGTAAGCGACATCAGTACGGAGCCATAAGTGGCAATCACCACGCCGACAGTCATTCTCAATGCGTTTGATGATACCAACCTTGGCGTGTACGACACGGCGGCGGTCGTCCTGACCGCAGGCCGGTGGTATACGCTGACGGTTCACCAATATAGCAGTTCTCCGGCGGAATCCAACGCGACGGTTATACATGACCCTACTGGAACGCCCCTGAGCTTTGTCCTTATTTCCCCAGGTGCCGTTGATGCTCGCGTTCTACCGTGGGACGTAGCTGACCACCGCTGCGTGGAAGTGTGGGCCGTGCGCCCGGCCTCCACCACAGCCAGTGCCGTCATACGCATTGATCCGACTGCCACGCAGTCCACCTGTGGATGGATTTTGGCGGAGTGGTCGGCTGGTGTTGACACAACAGATTTTGCCGTACAAGTCGTCATCAGTACGGGGTCGAGCACATCTGCCGCTGTCACCATGGCCACATACGGCGCAACGGATAACGCAACCTTTTTTGTTGCTGCCGATGGGACGAATACTGGCGCGAGGGCTTTACTCTCGGCTACTGAGAGCCGGACAGAACTTGCCGAGAACACGCCGACTGAGGTTCGGAGCAGTTGTGCGAACTATTACCAAATCCCCCACGGGGGCGACACTACCTTAACTGCTACACTTGCAACCTCACAAAATTGGGGTGCGATTGGGATTGAAGTCAAGGCGGCGGCGGCGGGGAATCTCTCCATCACCGTCAACGATGCCGTGACCTTGACCGAATCCCTGACCATGCTCATACTCCTATTCCCCAATGTCTTTGACGCCGTGACGGTTGCGGAATCCGTCGTGATGAACCTCATCAATATGCCTTCAGTCTTTGATGCCGTTACCGTCTCCGAGTCGGTCACAATGAACGTCCTATTGATGCCATCCGTCTCTGACAGCATCACCGTGGCCGAGGATAGCACGGTGCTGCTCCCGTTCCTGGTGCCGAGCGTGAGCGATGATGTGACCGTCGCCGAGTCCGTGACCATGAACGTCATTCTCATGCCCTCGGTGAATGACAGCGTGACGGTTGCAGAGGACGTGACGATGAATGTCCTCCTCATGCCGAATGTCTTCGACGAGATCACCGTGGCCGAGAGCGTCACGATGAACGTCAAGCTGATGCCGAGTGTCTTTGATGAAGTGACGGTTGCGGAGGCCGTGACGGTTTCCGTTGTTACCATCGAGGGCCTTTCGATCAATGTCTTCGATGCAGTAACGGTCGCCGAGGATTCGACAGTGCTCCTGCCATTCTTGGCGATGGATGTCTTTGACGCGGTGAGCGTGGCGGAGGACGTGACTGTGGTGACCAGCGCGGTCGGCGTGACGAGTCGCCGCCTGCTGCCGCTCATGGGGGTGGGATTTTGAGACACGTGAAGCACATTGACGTGGGCATGTACCAGCATCAAGTCGGCTACACGATGTATTTTTCCTCTGGAGAGAAAGAGCATTTCCTGTTCGATGAGGACGTGGCCGAGAGCTTGGCGAAGTCGCTGCTGAGTTCGGTCGAGCAACTGCGATATCTCAAGAACGTGATTCCGGGGGATAGCGTGAAAGTGGAGGACAGCGTACAGGTGCGCATC